TTGAACTTGTTGTAATATTTGATGTCACAAAGGCGTTACCCACAACATGAATGTTTGCGTCGGGTGTTCCATCTTCCCGATCACCAATACCAATACCAAGACCACCCCCGACAATATAGACATCATTGTATTCAATAGTCACCGTGTTTTGCGTGATGAGGTGTCCCCAAATGTTTGCAGTTATGTGTTCGTCAGATTGCCATGTTATAGAATCTGCGTCATATGCCTCATTGATGTATCCAATTGATAAATGATGACCAGGTGCACCCCCAAGGTGTGTAGAACCGTGATGAATAAGGCCTATGTTGTAATCTGGGTGTTCCATGATAATACCTATATCCAGATCATGAACTGGATTATTATTAGCTATAGTAATAATCCTATCTGTAATTACAAGATCATTTGAAGTAACCGTAAATGTATTACCTACAACAGAAATATTACCCGTTATTTCAACGTTAGCATTAATTATAACAGCTCCATTATCTTGAGTGATAAGCGAATTCACCAACTTTTTAGACGCATCTGTAATTGGTATAGTATCAATTGACATATTGAGTGGTTTCACGCTATCTAAAGTTGTATCAGTTGCGTAGAGATCTCCTTGGATACCAACACCACCCGCGACTTGGAGGGCACCACTGGTTTTGTCGGTTGCCGCAGTGGTGTCGGTCACTGTTATGCTATCGGCCTCAACATCTTCAAGATTGGCGTGTGTCGCATGAATGTCTCCTTGTACACCAACACCACCCGTAACTTGGAGGGCCCCCGTTGTCTTTGAGGTTGCCGCGGCTTCACCAACGACAAAAATATTTGAACTTGTTGTAATGTTTGAGGTTACAAACACATTACCAACGACATGAAGGTTAGAATTGGGGGATGTAGTTTTTAGACCAACGCGATGACTTACGGAATCAACTGCGAGTGTATCATTATCTATTGAGACATTTCCCGTTACCGTGAGATCACCATTGAATCCATTTCCACTTGTAATACTGAGACCCCGGAGAGTGACAGCATTTGCCGCGGTATTCCCTGTATTTACAACATTAGTAAGGGGTTGAAGCTTGGTTGGTAACTTCATTGGATCAATCTTTCGGAGATCATTGTTGACAGAGTTCACATATACATAGTTGACACTCGCGTTACTCGTTTCAATTACAGCATTTGGAATATCATTGGAGCGACCGATACCTGTCACAAACACACCACCATTACTACCATGAACTTTTGTGACAACTCCAACATTCTGAATAAGATCATTATTAAAGGGTTTTACATTTGATAACCCTCCAGGTACGGTGTTACTGACGTATACAGTTTCACCCGCTATAAATCCAGTCGTGACGACACTAAGGGCCTTACCGTATGCTACAGCTGTACCTTGTTGACCAGTTGTGAGTTGTTGATTTGATAAACCAATGCATGGCATGGTATCGGTACTATCTGAATGGGCGAGACCGACATTTAAGATATTTGAATTATGGGTTCCTTTAACATATACGGCATCACCCTTTTCTATCGTCGTTGAGTCTTCATCGTTACGAATTTTGATATATGTATGCATAGGGTAGTCATTTACCCATTCTCCGCCATCATACAACAAAACTTGATCATCGAGTGGATTTGAAGCGGTGTTGGACACATTCTCCAATTGACCCAAGCGGATCTGAACATTTGAAATTTGATCGGTTACGATGGCAGTTGTGGGATCCAAAAAGTCCATCGTGTGGGTGATGAAGACATTGTCCCCCTTGAGATGTGTGTTGGCACTCACGATGAGAGCCTTTGTCACTTCAACATTTCCCGAGACATATGTATTGCCCACAACTTCCAAATCCTTGTCAGCATAGACATTACCTGTAACAGTAAGTTCCTTAGTAACCGAGACATTTGTGGAGACATAAACATTCCCAGTGACAAGGACGTCTTGATACGCCACTACATTTCCGTCCGCATAGACATTACCCGCAACCTCAAGATCTCTATCAGCATAGACATTCCCAGAGACCGTCAATTCTTCGGTCACAGAGACATTCCCCGAGACATATGCATTACCAGACATTGTAAGATCCTGTGAGGCAACTATATTCCCAGAGACATAGGCGTTACCGGATAAAGTGAAATCTTGCGAGGCCACAACATTTCCATCTACATAAGTGTTCCCAACAACTTCAAGATCCTTATCGGCGTAGACATTACCGCTGACCGTCAATTCTTCGGTCACGGAGACATTTTGGGACACATATACATTCCCGTCAACAACAAGATCTTCGTGTGCATAAATGTTAGCATCCACATGAGTAAGACCATAGACATGTACATTAATATCTTCATCTGTTTTTGGTGTAAATATCTTATCGGTTGGTTTGGCATCCGTATAACCGATTGCGAATTCATCCGACCCTTCACGGTACCCAATAACCACATTTGACAACGCATCGGGTCTATGCATAAGTACACCCAAATCAAGGGTTGTATCTTCGGAAGTGTTATTTTGACCAAGTTCAATAAAAGCATCTTTAATTGCTGTATTATCCGCGTAGATTACAGTTGTATCACCATTGACCCTAAGATTACCGTCAATCACCATATCACGCAAAACTGCGACATTTCCAGAAACGACAAGAACATTTGAACCAAATTCATCAATGTAAAGGTTTGAACCAACGCTCACAGTGTGTTGTGGCAAAAGATTTGAAATACCGACATTTGAATCCGTGACAAAACCAGTATTATTGTCATCGTGACCCCCACCTGTAAATTGAACGGTATTTGATGTCACATTTGCGCGATCTACCGTAAGGGCGAACGTCACGCCACCGACAAGGGCATTCGCGGATTCTCCAGATTCTGTAATCTCCTTGGTGTTGCGATCATACATCAAAAGTACAACTTCGGGGGCTGAAAAATCGGGTCGGTTCCTGATAGGTGACAAATACACCGCATTACTGTATGGGGTTGGAACCAAGACATTACTTGCGTTGAAGACAATGGTATTATCCGCCTGATCCGTTGAGTCGGGTACATGCTTACCAAACCTGATCTCCGTAGATCTTTCTATAGCAGGTATATTCTTAACCATTTAATATAGGGAGGCAAATTAATTTGCGTAAAGAAGACCAGCCATCCCATTTTGTATACGAAGTATGTTGTAGTTGACGGCGTAAATTGGGTCATTTATGACTGTCCCCTCACTCATAATCTTGGCTGACTCAATGCGACTGAAATTGAGGGTCCCCGTTGGTTGGAGAGAACTTGTCATGAGACAAAAACAATAAAGGAAAAAGTCTGGAGAAGTCACAAAGTTTGTGTGATAATAGTTCATCACATCAATATAGTGTGGCTTACCCCATCGGTAGTTTCCAAGTTCAACACCATTTATACTCAACTTGACTTTGTTTGTTGGTGATGTGAGAGCGCCATCTGTTGTGGTGTCTGAAGATGCCAAATACTTCACTGGGTGGTTAAAGATGAGATCTTGAACAGTTTCACCACTTGGAATATTTTTCTGCACCTGGGTGATGAGAAGGTCGTGTGTACGCGTCGCAATATTGCCACGTTCTTCATTGTCAAGATAGTAGTAGTTGGCATACATTTCAAAATTGTAGTTTGTTGCTTGGGAACCCCAGTGAATGCGTAACTCCACATTATGATAGTTGAGCGCAACGAGTGGGAGTGCACACTGTGGTCCTTCACAAAAGAAGAAACGAAGGGGATAAAAATAGGAACGCGCATGGACACCTGGGTGTGTACCGATAGCACTTCGTGAAACATTTTGTGCAAATGTATCAATCGCAATCTTTTCTGTAAACACTGAATCTTGTGTATCAATCACAGAACCACCAATGAGCAACTCAATTTTATCAATGAGTAAATCCCATCGCGAGGTATCTTTAGCTTCTGTTGTATCATCGATCGTCAAATAGATATATCCGAGCATATCACCCGATTTCTCAATTTGAACACTTGACATTGAATTATTTTTCACATCTCCGCGTATAGTTTGCTTTTCAACGGATTGTGAAAAATTAGAGTGTCGTTTAAAGGTTGAACTAAAAAACGATATCTCTGGGTTGCCCATAATGTACTCATCCTGAGCACCAATTGCTACAAGTTGAACAATACCCGAAGACATGTTATTACTACTTTAAAGGGAGAAAATTACAAGTTTGGTTTTCTACACACAAATCTAAAAACTAAGAAGTTTTCACCTGCATCTGTGGAATTTTTAATTGTATTACCATCTTGATCTCTGATGGTCACAGCGAGGCGATCAATACGCCTGATTGGGTTGATATATTGTGTCACGATTGGATAGTTGTCTTTGAAAGTGATGAGTGAATTACTTCCACCGTGTGTAGTGCTTTCACTTATGAGACTCGCAAAAGAACTTCGGAGCATACTCAAGTGTCCCTGACCAGTCAAAACATTTGAAGCTCTGTCATTGAAAATGGAATCCAATTCTTCAACTGAGACATAGCAATGTTCGGTCGCATCGGTTGAATGAATGTGAGCCGCAAGGAGTCTCGCCTGAACCACATTTTTTAGGGGTTGCTGAAGGTGGCAAGTAAAAGTGTTCGCACTGTCTTGTCCAATTGTGTCAACGGTTATGGTGTGATACTCATAGTCAAGATCTGGAATAGTCTGGGGCGAAGTAACCAAAGCCATTTAGTATTAGCTTAGATTAAAGATCCACCGATTCCGTCCTCAATCTCATAGCCCGCTTGTTCCGCGACGAGCTTTTCAGAGCCACAGACACCACCTGGTGTGAGACTCTTTGTGTAGGTACTCCCCTCACTGGTGTGACCGGGGGCGCATTCAAGACGGTGTTCCAAGTCAAAGATGGACTCCTCGTTGATCGCCTTAATGGTGATTGGTCTGGGTTGGTACTTGCTGGTGTTTTTCAACATACCGAGCACAAAGATCAGAGCGATCAAGGCAACAATGGACATGATGGCATTTCGGTTAGCACGGTTAAGGTTGAGCATTTATAATGTACATATATATTTTTTCTAAAGTGCGTTAAAGGTTATTGAATAGTTTCCTATTAGAGAGTAGATGGCTGAAGAAATTGTCTTAGATCGTGGGAGTGCCACTGTGATGAAACTTGACGCCGATGAACAGGCCCTGATGGATGAAATTGAGATTTCAGCTTCGCGTCCTCAGCCTGTGCGTCGTCCACCACAACAGCAAGTGCGCCACCCCCCACCACCACAACAACAAGAAGCCATGGATGCTTTCGTGAATCCAACCAAGCAAACAGCTCCATCACCACAACAACAAGATGAAGAAATTGACTACGGTGAAGATGAACCAATGTTTTTTGACGATGCCGACGATGGCCCAGAAATGGGTATGCAACAAGAACAGCCATCTAAAGGTTACAGCTCTGTAGACGAAGAAAAAAGTGATCTTGTTAATAAATTGGGTCGTCTTGAGAAGAAAGGTTTTGCTGTCAACAAAAGACTCAATGTGTACTCAAGCGTTGAAGACCTCCGTACAGAAGTCAAGCGGATTACCTACAGTATTGATGTTGAACAATCTATTCGCTTCTCTCGGCGTATGTTGGTAGCCTGTGTTACAGGCTTGGAGTTCCTGAACAAAAGATATAACCCCTTTGAGATCCAACTTGAGGGTTGGTCAGAGTCTGTCATGGAGAATGTAGATGACTATGATGGAGTCTTTGAAGAGTTGTATGTCAAGTACAGAAGCAAGGTCAATGTTGCCCCCGAGGTCAAACTCATTATGATGTTGGGTGGTTCAGCGATGATGTTCCATTTGACAAACAGTATGTTCAAGAGTGCTCTCCCCAATATGAATGATGTTCTCAAGCAAAACCCAGACCTTGTCAAGAATATGATGTCTGCCGTTCAAAACACAACCCGCGCACCATCTGGACCAGCTGATGCGGCTCCAGTGGGTGGCACTGGTCAGTATGAGATGCAAGGTCCAGGTATTGACATCTCAAGTCTCATGGGTGGTGTTATGATGCCACCCCCACCACCAATGAATACAACTCCAATCCCAGTCACTGAACAAGATGATGATGATGTGTCCGATATTGTTTCCATTTCAGGAGAATCCACGGGTGGTGAAGTGAAGGAAGTGAATGTTGAGTCCAGCAAGTCTAAGCGAGGACGCAAAAAGAAGAAGACTGAAATTAATCTCTAAGTACAGTATAAATGATAGGCTACTGTCCTTTGGAGGAACTCGAACCTCCCGCCAGACAACAGCAACCTGTTGTTAGTCCAAAGGTTGAAAGCAAACCTCTGGCTGGCCTCGAGGAAACTGAATGTAATTACGTCGTCATGGCTTTCATTGTCGGCGTTTTATTCCTTGCCGTCTCTGACTCCATCAGGGCGTAAATTGTTATTAATTCTACTTTTGGGATCTTTACTCCCCATTAGGTAAAATTGATTTAATATGTGAATGTTGTAATTTCCGTTTGACCGCCTGTACCACTGTCCAAGTTTCCTGGAATTGTGAGATTTCTTGTGACCTTTGTAACTTTTCCACCACACGAAGACATGAGTTCTATGGAAATGTCGTAACTGTATATCCTGGCCACATCAATATTATATGGAACTATACTTATACCTCTTTGACCGGTTGTCACAGTTGAACTCCATGGATAACTATTTGTACCACCAAAAACATTTTTGGTACCCACGGCTACATCTAAACTTGGATTAGATGCATCCCCTGTGCCACCATGAACTTCAAGAATCATTGTACTCAAATCTTCTACAGTGGAATTATCTGTTCTCCTCAACATGGCGATGATTTTTGCAAAAAATGCACCTTTATCAAACAATATTTGAATATCTTTAGCATCACCCGCTCCCACACTAAATGCGTGTGCGTATGTCTTACGAGAAACCTGGTTAGAGTTGAATATAGTTCCACCAGCCGTGTGAATATCCGTTTGTGCGGGTGACCCCCCAAGATTTACAGCAATTTGTGTAAAATCAATATTACCACCAACAGCAACGTTACCTGTAATATCAAGGTCGCTGTTAATAAATGTTGTTTTGTCCGCTGTGACCGGTTGAATATACACGTTACCAGTCGTATCTGAGTAAATATTGGAGATCCCAGTAGTTGTCTTGAGTTCTATAATGGCATTTGATGAAGGACTCTCCACTCTCGCAACACCATTAAACACATGGAACTTTGTAGCTGGGATAGGCGTGCCAATACCCACATTACTTGTATGAATGAGGTGCATACAGTTTGTTTGGGTGCTATTGTTGGCGACACCCATAACAAGACCGGTTGTACCCCTCG